GAGCTGTGACAATTATCAAATTGAAACTAACAAGTAAAGGCGTTACAACTTAACCGGGAAAGAATCCATGTACCGATACATCCAGAGATCTGAAAAAGACTCGTGGGTGCCTGTAAAGTCGGAAGAATTGGACACCAAGGTTCAGGAATTAAAAGCCAAGCGGGTAACAATACTTGAAGTCACAGAACTGGTTGAAGACAACAACAGAGATAAGAGGACATACTCTTATCGAGGCCCGTTGTACTTTGACATAGACTGCAAAGAAGATATACGACTAGCTATTGAGTCGGGTAAAGCGCTGGTAGATAAGTTAATTGAACTCGGGGTACCAATGAACGGGGTGCGAATTTACGCATCAGGCTCAAAGGGCTTACACGTAACAGTTGATCAAAAGTATTTTAGTGCGGGGAGGGCGATCAAAGGACTGCCGTTAGTCTACAAAGTAATGGCGAAAGAATTGTATGTTCCGGGGATGGACTTCCAAGTCTACAGCTGTGGCAGAGGGAATGCGTTCAGGGTGGAGAACGTGCAGAGGGACGACGGGAAGTATCGTGTTCCTGTCCTGTACGAAGAGCTGTCCGACATGGACACTAAACATTATCAAGAGCTGACAAAGCAGCCGCGTAATGTTACGCAGATAGAGCCGACCCCCATGCAGGTCACCCTCCTGAAAAATCTTTTCGAGGAGGCGAGGAGGGAGGTTAACACCAACACCAAACCAGCGGTGATAGTTTCCTCTGCTGAGAGCCTGAAGGAAATACGTGAAGACGTTCCTCCCTGCATACAGAGACTGTGTGACTGGAAGGGAGTCAGGCCAGAGAGAAATCTTAACCACGCTGCGATGCAGCTGGGGATATTCATAGGCAGGGCTGACATATCAAACGTGGTAGCTGACGGACTGATGTCCAGAATGGCAGACCACAGCAAAAGTTCAAAGTATGACACCCTCCGTGCGAAAGTTAATCATATTCGCGGCAGTGTTTCCTACATGAAACACTCAGAGTCTTACAAGTTTAGCTGTGCATCGATGCGCAGTCTGTTTGACAAGTCTCCGTGTGACGGCTGCGCCATTGAGAACTCGCCGGAAGCAGCCAACTCAGCCTCTATCACAATGGGGTTGGTAGAGAGGGACGACGGAATGTTTATCGTCTCCAGCAAAAATGACAAGCCACTGACCAACTTTACAATGATGCCCACCGACCACTACATAGACATTCCAAAGGAGGGAGGTAAAGGACGCAGGGTTGGCACCAGAATGGAACTGTACGAAAACAGCGAGTTGATAGAGACCGTAGTGTTTAACGAGTCCAGCTGGCTATCCCGCTCTGCCTTCATGAGAGACACTACGGAAGGGCACGGAGTTCTCATGTTCTTCGGTAGCGACAATGACGTGCAGGCAATAAAAGGGCACGTCCTGAATAAAGAGAAAAGTATGGGAGAGATACTGAGAGTGCATACCTGCGGGATGCATCTTGAAAACATCGGGGACTCGGAAGTGTTCACATATGTGGAGCCTGACATGTCCATCAACACTAACAGGATTCAGAACACGCATGAGTTTGCCGGGAACTTGGTGGCGAGACCTTATTTTTCTGAGTCGAATATCTGCGCCAAGGGAGATGTAGAGGCAGACGAAGCGATGTTCAATCTGATGAGCATTAATCAGGACGTGGAGATGGGGCTGCTGCTGGGCTGGTTTACTGCCTGCCACCTGAAGGTCCACATCATGGCACTGTACAATCAGTTCCCGGTGATGGCAGTTTGGGGGAGTGCAGGGTCGGGTAAAAGTGTGACGGTGTCTCTTATCAGTTGGCTGAACGGAACCGACTACACGATGAGAGACACCCCTGTTAATGTTTCAAACATCACACCCTTCGCAATATTAGAGTACTCTTCATCCTCCACTACCATCCCCAGAGTCCTAGAAGAATATAATAAATCAAAAATGAGATCATCCAACTTTAAGTCAGTGGGGGAGATACTCAAGGCTACGTGGAATGCGGAGGCTGTGCTGCGAGGCGGGCTGTCAGAGAGGGGGGATAACACTCGCACCGGAGGCAGGGTGAGCAAGATACCTATCACCGGACCTCTGGTAGTGATCAGCGAGCAGGAGCTGGAGATGCCCGCCCTGCAGGAGCGCAGCGTTCGGGTGAAGATGTCCAAAGAGAAGAGGAAGGGTAAGCGTGAACAACTTCGTCTCGCTAACCGAGGACGTAAAAAACTGAGGGAGGTAGGCAAGGCACTGATGGCACTGAGTCTGCAAATTACTACAGAGGAAGTGGATCAGATGGTGTTAGCTACTGAAGACCTGTTAGCAGAGGAGATGGATGATCGTCCCCGCTACTGTCACCAAATCTGCATGGTAGGTTTGAAGTTCTTGCAGAAGGCGGTGGATGAAAACCTTGAGCTGCCAAAATCTTCAGAGCGACTGAAGGAAATTATTGAGAGCGTGGAAACCTACTACAAGGAGCTTGGGGAATCTTCCCACGGACTTAACGTTCACTCTGAGGTGGACTCCGTACTGGAGGAGATGAACATCATGGCAGGTCTGTCACGAGGTTCTGAGGAGTGGTTGCAGAAAGGGGTTCACTACTGCGTAGTGGACGACAAAGCCACACTGCTAATCGACCCCATGCTATGCCACGCCCTGTACAAGAGATACATCAGATCCGTCAGCAGCTCCCCTGCCGTTATAGAAAGCGCCAGATCTTTTCTCGACCTGATGGAAGATGAAAAATATTACGGAGGGAGAAGAGTGGCAGCAGGGATGGGAAACGGGAGGCCTATGGTTGTGCTCGACAGAGAGAAGATGATGGACAAAAGTGTTGATACTAGTAACTTTGATTGAGGAGGGGGAGTTAGTATGACTTACACCCTAGACACCTACTTTAAAAAAGCAAAACTAAAAATGACGGTGCCGTTTGCACCGTTCATAACGATCCGTGAAGATCGACTGCCAAGGAAACATCAGATCAGCGGACTGAATAAATTGCTGACTCATGATAACTATGGGCTGTACGATTCTCCGGGTACGGGAAAAAGTAATATCAGTCACGCCTACGCTCTGTACTGGATCAGCGAAGGACAGAAGGTGCTGGCAATTATGCCGCCCAACCTCGTATACCAGTACAAAGAAGAGTTGTTCGACATATTTCTAGGTGCAGACAAGTACATCACCATGCACATACTGGATCAGGGTCCAGCCAAAAGGAAGAAGCTGTACGCACAGTGGAAGCAGGAAGACAGCTGGCCGCAGATTCTGTGCATGTCCTACCAGATGTTCGCACGAGAGTACGAGAAGTGGATGAAGCTGTACAAGGTAGGTATCTTCGACGAAGCCCAGTTCTTAAAGAATTCGGAAGGTTCAGCAATCTTCAAACAAGTGAAAGAATGGCAGGAGCAGAAGGGAGGTACCGCCTCTGTCTTTATGACCGGGACGCCAATACACAACGAGATGGTTGATGCCTACTCCCTGATAGAGCTGACTGACCCCGGAGCCTACGTAAACTTCAAGGCCTTCGACAGGATACATTGCGTCTATAAGAAGATCAGACTGAAAACTCCTCGCCGCACGAAGAGTGGGAGAATGCAGTTCTCCTTCCGGCAGAGGATAGGGTACACGGAGACCCAGAAACTTTCCAAGGCTCTGTACAAGCATGCGAGGAGAGTCTTGAAGAAAGATGTGATAGAAATAAAAGATCCTACGATAACGGAGATCCCGGTAAAGTTGGAGACTGCTCACCTCACCCTGTACAAGAAGCTGGTGAAGGAGAGGTTGCTGGAGTTTGGGGATGAGCTGATCATAGCTGACAACGCACAGTCGCTGCGGCAGAAGTGCTTACAGATTGTCACCTGCCCGGAGCTGTACGTTGAGGAGATGAAGTTTAAAAATAACATTGTGAAGGCCTGTCTGGAGATTGTTGACGGGATGGACATCAACAAGTCGAAGGTAATAATCTTCGCCAACTATCAGGACTCAGTACGAAACCTAGCTTCATACTTCTCTGACCTTAACCCCGCGCTCATGTACGGTGCCTCCAACACCGAAAAGAATCGACAGAAGTTTCTGAAGGACGATACCTGCAGACTCCTCGTTGCCAACCCCAAGTCAGCAGGGGCAGGCTTCAACTTCCAAGGTGTTTGCCACACAGTAATCTTCGCAGAACCTACAGGAGTGCCGGGAGACTTTAAACAAGCCATGGACAGAGTGTCACGCTCCGGCCAAAAGAATCTAGTCAACGTTTATATAATAAAAGCGTTGGGAACCATATCCCCCAAGGCAACTCAAGAAATGCTGAGGAAGGAGAACGAAGCTCAGACCGTATACCACGACAGGTATACGTTTCTGTCTGAATTTAAAGCAGCGTAAGTTTTGTTAGTTAAAACTTACAACTAACTGAGGAAAGACAAATGACTTCCGAAATGAATCTAGAATCCGTATTCTCCTTCGGCAAACACAAAGGCAGTCAACTCGAAGACGTTATAGAGGACGACCCTAACTATATCGAGTGGATGGTTATGGAGGGGGTTGTAGGATTTGACGAAGAAACTTTAGAGGCAATTAGTAAGAGAGGTATAGCATGATAGAAGTACTAGATCACGGACATGTCAGACTGGTAGACCATATGGGATC